ACAACATCATCGTTGTCTTTTGCTTCTTCGTCAGGACAAGGATTAGATATATCAGCAAATGCTACTACAGACACATTAACATTTGGATTGAGCGCAATACCAAATGCTAGTTTAGCAAACGCAACTTTTAATGTAGGAGCTGGTGATGGTTTGACTGGAGGAGGCTCAACCGCATTAGGTGGCACAGCTACTGTTAATGTAGGAGCTGGTACACATATCACAGCCAATACTAACGACATTGCTGTAAACACTACCACACTAATCACTGCCATTTCTGGATCTATCATAGATATAATTGCTGGAGATGTTAATGTTGATGCAAACGGTGTTTCAACTATACAATCAACCGCAGTTGAAGGTAGTATGTTAAACACTAATACTGCCGATACATCTACAATTGAAGTGTCAAGTAACACATTATCTGTTCTTAAAGTGCCAAATGCATTGACAGTAGATAATGCTACCATACAATTAAATACCGGAACTACATTTGATGGAGCTGGTGCAAGAACAATTAGTGTAAAAGACGGAGGAATTGATGCCGATGCATTAGCATTGACAGTCGCAGGCACTGGTCTTTCTGGTGGAGGTGGATCAGCATTATCTGTTGATTACGGTTCAAGTGCAGGTGATGCAGTACAAGGTAACACTACAATTACACTTACTCAAACCTCCGGAGAAATTGATATCACCGGATTGGCTGCTCAAGCATTGGGTGGTGCTCCATCTTATACTATAGGACTTGCCGACACAATTACTGGTAATAGAACATTCTCAGGTGATACTATTACAATCAATAATGATCTTATTGTACAAGGCACAGCATCTTTCCAAAACACTACTAATTTAGAAGTAGCGGATAGATTTGTATTATTTGCTTCTGGTTCAACGGGTACTGGCGATGGTGGTATTGTAGTACAACAAGCAACTCAAGACGTCGGTGAATTATTTGGATATGACTCTGGCGCAACACGTTGGGGAGTAACAAGTAGTTTTGCAGCAGATAGTTCAGCATATACACCAGACGCATTTATGTCAGCAGTAACAACTCTATCAAGTACTAATCCAAACACATCTGGTCCAGCATCTAGATATAATGCTGCAGGTAACATATATGTATCATCGGGAGATTCTAGCATTTGGATATATGCATAATATTTTATATATTATAAAAAAAGTTACGAGTAAATACATGGGGTTTAAGTCAACTAATACAATTATAAAAACAGAAACTAACACAAAGTCGCAATCTGATATTCAATTAACTGAAATAGAAATTGTGACTTTGCTTTCTTTGGTAAAACGGTCAACGTTTAATGGAGAAGATATTGAATCTCTTTATAATCTTGTATTGAAATTACAACAACAATACGTAAATATCAAAAAATAACTAGTTATGATATTATTCTCAATTGAAAATTTAACTATAGAAGAAATTGCAGCAATGCGACAATCATTAAATGTAATTGATATAAAAGGGTCATCGGCTCAATTTATTGCTACACTTCAAAATAAACTTGATAACGAAATAAGTTCAGCACAACATATTTTAAAACACGAAGAAGCAAAAAAATCTCAAGGTATTGATAAAATTGAAAAATCTGACCCTGCTAAAAAATTACCCCGCAAAAGTAAATCGTAACATATTTATATTAAATTAATAGTTGTTCGGCCGAAAGGAAGTAGGCACACGCACGGCATGAGTGTATGTAACTAACCAACAACATGAAGGAAATATAATATGCCAAATTGGAAAAAAGTTATCATATCAGGCTCAGATGCAGCCCTAAGCAGTCTCAATGTAACCGGAAACATAACAGCATCAGGTAATATAAGCGCAAGTGGCGATTTATATTCAGGTGGTATTCTTTATATTGATAACAAATCAGCGGTAGATGTAGATGGTACATCACTGTTCATTAATAGAAACAATAGTTTTACTGGTGGTACTCAAATTAATAGAACTAGTGTTCCCTTACCAATTACACTAAATGGTAACGTAACAGCATCAGCTAACATAAGTGCAAGTGGAACAGTATTTGCTGAAAAGTCATTGTCTGGTGCCGGAGCACTCCCAAACTCAACATTTGCATTAGCAGATGGATCAACTTCAGCAATTAATCTATTAATGGCAGTCAGTTCATCAGTAGGTCAAGTTATTCCAGGTCAAGCGGCAGGTGAGGACATAAACGCCGGTCAACTACTATATCAAAGGTCAAATACCAGATGGTATTTAGCTGACGCCGATGCTACCTCTACCTCAACAGCTCTATTAGGAATTGCACTTAATACTGGCGTCGCTGGTGCTGCTATTGATATTTTAATAGATGGTGTCGTGACAATTCTTTCACCTTATATTACAGCTGGTGATATTGGAAACCCTCTATATGTTGATACAACAGCAGGATCAATAACCAATACTGCCCCATCAGGAGAAAGTGATGTAGTTAGAATTGTAGGTCATTACATCAGGAACGGAGGCAGTTTCAGCCTAATTACTTTCAAACCTGATGGAACGTGGATCGAACTATAAACCATATTTAAAATAAAGAATAGATATATGGCTATTACTAAAATATCTGGTGTTGCAATTGAATTAATAACTAAAATCGGACCAAAAGCAAAAAGTGATGTAACCAAGATAGCAGGAAAAGACAAACCCGCTGCAGGACCTACTTGTACTTCAGTTATATTTGGATATGATGCAAGCGAAGCACGTCGCGCATGCTCTGCAAGCCAAGCTATATACTACCACGATGAAACAAGTGGAACCCTATACTCTGATAGTTGTGGTGGTACAGAAGCCCCAGATGGTTATTATGCTAATGGTGATGGATACCGTCAATATACTGGAGGAACTCTATCAGGTATACTAGGAGCTTGTAGATCAGATAGAAGATTAAAACAGAATATTTTATTTAAACAGTACTCCAAATCAGGTATCCCAATCTATGAATTTGAATATATTAATGAATCAGATGGTATCGGGACTTATGTAGGAACAATGGCTCAGGATCTTATTAAACTTGGGAAACAAGAAGCAGTGACCATGGATAGTGATGGTTATTATTCTGTATACTATGATAAAATTGACGTAGATTTTAGAAAAGTTTAATTACTTAATTTGGAAATATCACAATAATTATATATAATATAAAAAAAAAAGGTATAAAATATGTCAACTAAAAAACTGGCTAAGAATGATTTAGATCAAATACAATCAATCGGCCAACGTTATGATGAATTAACAAATACACTAGGAAATCTAGAAATTGAAAAATTTACACTGTCTTTGCGTCTAGGCGAACTAGAAAAATTACATGCGGCAGAATTAACTAAATTTGAAACAATTCGTTTGCTAGAACAAGACTTAATGGCGGATCTTAAAGAGCGTTATGGCGAAGGGTCAATTGATATCAATACAGGTACATTTACAGAATCATAGGTTTGGGATTAAACCACCATATTTATAATAAACAAAATATAGGAGAATTATAATGGCAGAAAGAATCGTTTCGCCTGGTGTATTTACGAATGAAGTTGATCAATCGTTTTTAGCCGGCGGAGTAGCACAAATTGGTGCAGCAATAGTAGGGTCGACAGTAAAAGGCCCAGCGCTAGTACCAACCCAAATTACATCATATGGTGAATTTGAACAAATATTCGGATCATATACAGATGATTCATATGTTCCATTTGTAGTTAATGACTACTTGAGAAATGGAAATGTAATAACAGTAACACGACTTTTATATGAAGATGGTTACTCTATAACAAATGGCGCAATTGGTGTCATTGCAAAATCAGGATCTGTTGAAACAGTAACACATATACTTCATCCTACCCAGGCAGTATTGGGTGCAGGTAGTGTTGTAAATGCAGCATATTTTGAAGACTCGGTTATTAATAATAATTCATCTGGATCATTTGAAATAAAAGTATCTGGATCATTTACTACTGATACAACCATTCCAGGATTTAGTGCATTTCTAGCAGGAAACGGCGCTTCGGTATCTGCTTCGATTGTATCGACTGATAATTCATATATAACAAAAACATATGGTAAGTCTCCTAAATCAGTAGATTATCCAGTATATGTTCAATATGAAAATAAAGCAGCATCTAGCCTATTTAATAATATGGCCGATGTAACTATTTCATTGGAACAAGTAACTGGTAGTGCATATTCATTTTTAGAAGATTATAAAACAGCAGCAACGCCATTTATTACTTCACAGAAAATTGGAACTACTGCAAAGAATCTATTTAAATTTCACACATTATCACACGGTACATCAGTTAGTTCCGAAGTAAAAATTGGTATTCGTGATGTGAGACTTGCATCTGAAGTTTCAGATCCAAATGGATACGGAACATTTACAGTAGAGGTAAGACGCGTCAATACGACAAATATTGTTAACACACCATATTCATCTCAAGACACAGATCGTACGCCGGATATTGTTGAATCATTTACAAATCTAAATTTAGATCCAGACTCACCTAGATATATTTCTAGAGTAATTGGAGATCGATACAGCACAATTACTGATGCTGGTGATATTGTTGTTAATGGAGATTATCCTAACTTATCTAAATTTATTAGAGTAGAAGTTGATCCGGGCGTATCAGAAAAAACAAATACCGAAACATTGATACCATTTGGATATGTAGCATTAACATCACCAATTCCAATGTATAGCTCGTCACTTAATTTAACTGCAACGGCAACATTGACGTCGCAAGTTCAAACCACATTTAGTAGCAGAAACTATTTTGGATTTGATTTTAATAATTTGAATAACTTGAATTATTTATCTCCAATCCCAACCGCTTTATCAACTACCGGTAGCAATGTAGACTTTTATTTAGGTGATGTGAGCCAAGACGCAGCAGCAGATTTTCCAACATCTACAACAGCATATAGTGGATCATTGGCAGCAGCATTGAATGCGAATACATTTACAGATAACGTTTCTGTTAACACTAGAAAGTTTATGGTACCAATGCAAGGTGGATTTGATGGAGCTCGTCCAAATTTACCTAAACTGTCAGGAACAAATATTAAATCTACAAATACATTTGGATTTGATTGTAGTGGTACAGCCACAACTGGAACTAAGGCATATAATAAAGCATTTGCATTATTAAGCAATGCCGATTATTATGATATGAACATGTTGATTACACCTGGTGTTATTGATAGTATTCATCCATTAGTAACTAGTGCTGCTAGAAACTTGGTAGAACAAAGACAAGACACATTCTATATAATGGATAGCAATGCATTAACGGATAATATTGCTACTGTAGTTCAACAAGTAATAAATATTGATAGTAACTATGCAGCAACATATTTCCCATGGGTAAGAGTTGTAGATCCAGGTAAGAATAAACCAATCTATGTGCCACCATCAGTAGTGATGCCAGGAGTATTAGCATTTAATGATGCAGTAACTGCACCATGGTATGCACCAGCTGGTTTAACTAGAGGTGGGTTGACAACAGCAATTGGCACATATAAAAATCTAAGTCAATCGAATAGAGACACATTGTATGAGAACCGGGTTAATCCTATAGCAAACTTCCCTAATGAAGGAATTTGTGTTTGGGGGCAAAAGACATTGCAAGCTAGACCGAGTGCATTAGATCGTGTCAGTGTGCGTCGTTTGCTTATCGAAGTTAAAAAGTTTATTGCATCGTCAACTAGATACCTAGTATTCGAACAAAATACTTCCGCAACACGAAACAGATTCTTGAGCATTGTGAATCCTTATTTAGAACAAGTAAGAGCACAACAAGGTTTGTCAGCATTCCGTGTAGTAATGGATGAAACAAATAACACACCAGACGTAATAGATAGAAATATAATGTATGGTCAAATATTTTTACAACCAACTAGAACGGCAGAATTTATTGTCTTAGACTTTAATATTCAACCTACGGGTGCATCATTTCCTGAATAGGAGTAAAAAATAACACAAAAGGCAGGATTTCGGTCCTGCCTTTTTTACTGTCCGATATATTTATATTAAAATACAAGGAATAAACTATGGCACTAGAAGATCAAATAAATCAAGCAAATCCTGGTACGGATTTTGCTGATTATGGTATTGATAATAATTATTGGCAAAATGCATACTCCTGGGAACCAAAGAAAGCACATCAATTTATTATGGAAATTGAAGGTATCCCTGCATATCTTATACATTCATCTGCTAAACCTAGTCTAGACAATGGAGAAATTGTATTAGATCACATGAACGTTCAGCGTTACGTAAAAGGTAAAACTAAATGGAATGGAATCTCAATATCATTATATGATCCAATTGTTCCGTCTGCAGCACAATCTGTTATGGATTGGGTACGTTTACATCATGAATCTGCAACTGGTAGAGATGGGTATTCATCAATGTATAAAAAAGAAGTAACATTGACTTCTCTTTCTCCATTAGGTGAAAAAGTTGAAGAGTGGATATTAAAAGGAACATTTATTACTAGTACGAATTTTGGTGAACTAGATTGGTCGAGTGAAGACGTTGTTAAAATTTCAATGGATCTT